TGAAGGTTTCCAGTATTCAGAAACTGAAGGTATCAAAGCTACTGCTTTAACATCAGATCTAGATGTAGATGGTATTGAGCAAACGTGGCATGGAGATAGCGATGGCTATATCTATAATCATGATGACGGTATTTCTTTTGATTATGGTGGTAGCCCTGCTGACATTAGAGCGTCTTATCAGACACCTAATTTAGACTTTGGTGATGTAGGTACTAAAAAGACTTTACGTTATGTACGGTTGTCTATAAGTCCTGAAGGGGCTGTTCAGCCTACATTACGTGTACGTTATGATTATGAAGATCCTTTAATTTCACAACCTTTAGATTATATATTAGATAGTATTCCTTTGCCTAGTATTCTTGGGTCAGGCATATTTGGAGCCAATGTATTTGGTGCTCCAGCAGATCCTCTAGTACGCCAAACAGTTCAAGGCAGTGGGCATACTGTAAGTTTTATTGTAACAAGTTCAGATCAAAAATCGCCATATACAGTGAATGGTCTTTATATAGACTACACTCCATCAGGAAGGAGATAATAGATGGCTCAGAGCTATACCAGACAAAGTACATTCGCTGATGGAGATACTATATCAGCATCGTTATTTAATAACGAATATAACCAATTAGTAAACTCTTTTGCTTACTCTTCTAGCAGTGCAGTAAGCACAGGCCACAGACACGATGGTACTGCTGGTCAGGGTGGTAATATTTTTAAAATTGGTGATCTTGATTTTCTTAACAAGATTGAAGTAGACGGAACAAACAATCGTCTTGGTTTTTATGTAGAAGTTTCTAGTGCTGCTGTAGAGCAGATTCGTATTCAAGATGGTGCTATTGTACCTGTAACAAACAATGATATTGATTTAGGCACATCTTCTTTAGAGTTTAAAGATTTATTTTTAAACGGTACAGCACATGTAGATACTTTAGATGTAGATGTAAATGCTACAGTTGCAGGTACTTTAGGTGTCACAGGCGCTACAACGCTTTCTAATAATCTAAGTGTAGGTGGTAATCTTACAGTAACTGGCAATGCAACCATTGCAGGTAACTTAACTTTTGGTGATGCTGCTACAGATACAGTATCTTTTAGTGCTGATGTAGCTTCTGACTTGCTTCCTAGTGCTGATAATACTCATGACTTAGGTGCTACAGGGGCTGAGTGGAAAGACTTATACATTAATGGTACTGCTAATCTTGACAGCCTTGTATTAAACAGTGGTACTACAGTAACCTCTATTCTTGATGAAGATGATTTAACTTCTAATAGTAATACGTCTTTAGCTACGCAGCAGTCTATTAAGGCTTATGTAGATGCTCAAGTAACTGCACAGGACTTAGACTTCAGTGCAGACTCTGGTGGTGCTTTAAGCATTGACCTTGACAGCGAAGCTATGACCTTTACAGGCGGTACAGGTATTAATACGTCTGGTTCAGGTAATACAGTAACTTTTGCAATTGACAGCACTGTAGCTACGCTTGCAGGTGGTGAAACTTTTACTAACAAGACTTTAACAAATCCAGATATTAATGGAGGCACTGTAGATGGTGCTAATATTACTGTAGGATCTGGTAATGCTTTAGATGTTTCAGGAGGTACTCTTACACTTGCAGATAATCAAATATCTGGTGATAAAGTAGAGGGTGGTACAATTGATGCTGTTGCCATTACAAACTTAACTTTTGGAAGTCTTAACGATGGTTCAATCAATGTAACTGCATTCGTAGATGAAGATACTATGTCTTCTAATAGTGCAACACTTGTACCTACTCAACAGTCTGTTAAAGCTTATGTAGACTCTCAAGTTACTGGTTCTATCGTAACAAGAGATTATGGTAGTGCTTCAAGCCCTGTAGTGTTTACAGTTACAGTAGCTTCAAAAACTTCAGCACATCCTTATAACGGTGACGGTTCTAGCAGCGCATATTTTTTAAATGGTGAAGAGTCTCCAGCATTATCTTTACTGGGTGTAGACAGCGTTACAAGTTCTAGTGAATATTACTATAAGTTTGATCAATCTAATTCTTCAAACAGTGGACATCCATTACGTTTTTATTATGACGCAGCTAAGACTTCGGCGTACACAACAGGCGTAACAACTTCAGGAACTCCCGGAAGTGCCGGTGCTCATACTACAATAGCTGTAACGTCTGATACGCCTAATATTTTATATTATCAGTCTAGCTCACATGATTATATGGGTAATCACGCTACAGCAATTACTACTACAATGGGTACGACAGGAGCTTTAAAACTCCCTGTTGGTACTACAGCACAGCGTCCTACAGCTTCAGCAGGACAGTTTAGATATAACAGTACAACTGGAAAGTTTGAAGGTTACACTACTTCTTGGGGAGACATTGGAGGCGGTGAGGCTCAGTTCACGCTAGACACCATGACAGGCGATGGAAGCGACACAACGCTCACCATGTCTGTTACACCTGCTTCTGAAAACTCTATTCAAGTTTATTTTGATGGTGTATATCAGCATAAAGATACATTTAGCTTTAGCGGAACTACACTTACTTTTAGCACTGCTCCAGCTTCAGGCGTTGCTGTTGAAGTTATTATTATTTCTACTGTTGCTGCTTCAACAACTCCGGGCGATGGTACGGTTACTACAGCTAAATTAGCAGGCGATGCAGTTACACAAGCTAAAATTGCAAACGATGCTGTTGGTGCAGATCAATTAGCAGCGAGTGCAGTAGTTACAGCTTCTATAGTAGATGACAATGTAACTCAGGCTAAAATTGCAAACGATGCTGTAGGTGCTGACCAGTTAGCTGCAAGTGCAGTAGTTACAGCTTCTATTGTTGATGATGCCGTGACAGCAGATAAACTTGCCTCTAGTGCAGTTGTAACAGCTTCTATAGTAAATGATGCTGTAACAGCAGCTAAGATAGCTTCTGAGCCTGTGACAGTTGGTATAACGTCAGTAGTTACTAGTGCAAGCATAACAGCTACGGTAAACACACATGTATATGTGGATACTGCTGGAAGAACCATTACATTACCTGCGTCCCCTACAATTGGTCAAAGAGTTTTGATCACAGTTGGAAACTTTACAGACACAGTAGTTGGACGTAACGGAAGTAACATTATGTCTAGTGGTACTGATATGACACTAGATAAAGAATATCTTTCAATTCAATTTATTTATACAAACTCTACAGTAGGATGGGCAATGTCATGAGCAACTTTACAGATTTTATTAGCGGCGGTAGCGCATCACAGATAGATGAAGTTGTTATATTAAACAACAGTGCCAATGTTGTTACGTTGGCTGACGGCAGAGTGTACTTAAAGGCTGGTGTTTTTGAGGATGATTTATCCGTTTACCCAGATGCCACCAGCACTTTTTTTTCTTCTGAACAATTTCCAACAACAGGTGAAACAGACCCCCAAGGAATTACGTGGGACGGCACTTCCTTGTGGATGGTTGGAAATAGTACTGACACAGTTCGTCAGTACAACACAACAGGGGTGGAACAAAGTAACTTTTCAATAGCCAGCGAAGTGACTAACCCCACCGGTATAACTTGGGACGGAAGCTACCTTTGGGTTACTGGAGATACTGGAAACGATGTAACCAAGTGGAGTACAGGCGGCGTTTATCAAAACGTATCTTTTTCTGTAGCGAGTGAAGACGGAACCCCCGAAGGAATTACTTGGGACGGAACTCATTTCTGGGTTATTGGCGGCGCTACTGACGCAGTTTATAAATACAACTCATCAGGGGTTTATCAAAACGTAAGTTTTAGTGTAGCTAGTCAAATCACAACCCCCACAGGAATTACGTGGGACGGGACTTATTTTTGGACCACCGACAGCGGCACTGACAAAGTTTATAAATACAACTCATCAGGGGTTTATCAAGGATTTAATTTTACTACGCGGCCGAACTCCACCGCTCCACAGGATATAACTTGGGACGGAACTAATTTCTGGATTGTTGATGGTGCTGGTACTGATGAAGTACTCAAGTATCCACCCGGTGTTGGTATTCATGAAATTACATCAAGCCAAGCAGACAACGGTGTAGATCTAAATGGAACTGTTTATGTGAGGGTTAAATAATGGCGTTAATAATAGTAGAAGATAATATTTCAGTTGAGACAAAAGCTCGCAGATGGCGTGACGCTGAACTAAAGCGAACAGACATAGCCGCTACAGTTTCTGATTACCCTAACGCTTCAGCGGTATTAACTTACAGGCAGGCACTACGTGATTGGCCCAGCACGTCAGACTTTCCAGCTACTCGCCCAGAACTAGGAGCGTAAAATGGCTATAACAAAAATTAAAGCTACTGGTATTGCTGACGATGCAGTAACTTCTGCTGCTATAGCTGACAATGCCATTACAGCTTCTGCAATCGCTGATGGTGCTATCACATCTACAAAACTTGCAGCGGGTGCTGGTGCGGGCGGAGTCTACGGAAGTTCTTCAAGCCCCGTAATATTTACAGTTACAGTAGCTTCTAAAACTTCAGCCCATCCATATAATGGAGACGGAAGTAGCTCAGGTTATTTCCTAAATGGTATTGAGTCTCCTGCTATTAATTTACACGGTGCTGATAGTGTCACAGCTAACACTGAATATTTTTATCGTTTTGATCAAGCAGACGGGTCAAACAGTGGGCATCCTTTGTTGTTTTACATGGATGCTGCTAAAACAACAGCTTACACTACAGGCGTAACGACCACTGGTACTCCGGGAAGTGCAGGAGCTTATACACAGATAGCAGTAGATAGAGAAACGCCTAGCGTTCTTTACTATCAGTGTTCAAGCCATGCTTATATGGGTAATCATGCCTATAACGCAGCTTCTACCAACTTAAACGGTCTTAAAATGCCAACGGCTGATGGTACAGCAGGTCAAAGCTTAACCACTAATGGTAGCGGAACACTAGCCTTTGCAACAATTGGCGGCGCGTATAATGACTTTGCTATCAAAACAGGAAACTATACTGCTGTTAGTAAAGACCAACTCATTGTCAACTCAAGCAGTGCAGTAACAATCACACTACCCGCTAGTCCTAGTGCTGGTGATGTAGTATTCATTAAGAACGCTGGAACCGGCACAGTCACTGTAGCTCGTAACGGCTCAAACATAAATTCAACGGCAGACGATGGAGAGATTGCAGCAGATGCTGGAGCTTCTCTGGTTTATGTTGATTCAACTATTGGATGGAAGGAGCTTTAAATGGCTATTAAATTAGGTGGTGGTGGAGATGCAGCACCAATACCCACAGCGCAGTTTGTTATAAATGAGTCAAAGACTTTTACAGTGCCAAAAACAGGCAGGATTAAAGTCATCATTACTGGCGGGGGTGGACAAGGAGCGTTCCTTCATAACACATCTACAACTCTTAGAGATAATCAAGGAGACGCTACTGGCGGTGGTGCTGGTGGTTACAGTGAGAAAACTTTTAATGTAACAGCAGGAGAAACCTTCACGGTCACTATTGGCTCTGGAGGTGCTACTACCCTTTCAATGAATAGCATTAATTCCAACAGAGTAGGCAATAACGGAGGTAACTCTAGCTTCGTTACTTTTTCCGCAGCGGAGTCTGTAAACATGGTCGCTAACGGTGGCGGCGGTGGGCAGTTTAGCGCATCTACTTCTAGTGCTGTTACTACTGCTGGGGGAACAGGCGGTACTGCTAGTGGGGGAGATTTTAACTACACGGGCGGCGCTGGCGGATCTATCTCAAGAGTAGCCGATTGCCCAAATAATGCTGTAACAACAGGAGGCGGGGCTGTTGCCCTTTACGGTACAGCCTATCGTGGCGGTAACGTGACCATCACAGGCGCTCTTGGAACTTCTCACAAAGGTATGGGTACTGGAGGTGCAGGTATTGGGGGTCAAGGGGGTGATATTATTGAAACTGGAGGTGGGTATTCCGTGATACACCGTAGCACGGGCGGTAGCGCGTCACGAAGCGGCTTTTCAGATTCAACTAATGGTGCTAATTGGGATGGAAATACGCTCTTAACTGCAGGATCGCCATTTGAAGACCCCACAATAAGCGTTATTGACGCTCAAGGTTACGGCGGGTACTCCAGATATGCGTATAACGCCTCTGTTTTCGCTGGTACGGGTTCATATGGCGGTGGTGGGGGTGCCGCGATAGGAAGACTAACACAATCCCATGCTTTTGAGGGTGGCGGCGCAGGAGGTTTTGCAGGTAGCGGCTCCTTAAATATGTCTGGTGGTTACTACAGCGGCAATGCGTATATAGGCACTAGGGCCGGTGGAAATGGCGGCGGTGGTTCAGGTGCTTTTAGCAGTTCGTTTAGCACATCGACATCTGCCACTAACCGTAATTGGGGTCCAGGTGGTGATGGCCTTTGCATTATTATGTTTGTTTAACGGAGGCTCCAATGGCTATCTATATTATAAAGAATGAAAGCAACGAAGAGATTAACCGCATTGTAGCTGCCCAAGAGTTTGTTGAGGCAAACCATGCTGGTAGATACGAAGAGGTTATTCCTGCTACCGACCCTGTGCCAGAAGAAGATGCTGCAAGGTTGTGGCGTAATGAAGAGCTAGAGGCTACAGACTTCATCGTACCTCTGTCCGACCATCCGCAACGAGCAGCATACATGACGTACAGAACTGCACTACGGGATTGGCCTAGCACAGAAGACTTTCCAGACACTCGTCCAATTTTAGGATCTTAACAGTAGACAACCTTCAGAAAATATGCTATAATCTTTTAAGGAGTTAAAGATGGATTTAATTAATATTGTTACAACAATTGTTACTGTAGCTTCTATTATTGCTGCTTTAAAACCTATTCCTAATAATAATAAATGGGTTGAAAAGTTTTACAAACTTACAGACTTGTTAGCCATTAATGTTGGTAAAGCAAAGCAGTAGGTGAAAGTAGTTATGGCAGTAAAAACTGAGATGGAAATAGCTCTAGAGGCTTTAGAAAAGATTGCTCAACATGAGAAAGAATGTGGAGAGCGTTGGGGAGAAGCCACAGTTGAGTTAAAACAGTTAAGGGAGTTAGCCACATCTCATGCTGCACGGTGGGAAAGACTTGCATGGCTTGTTGTTTCTGTTGTTTTTGCAGGAGCTACTTCTGTTATTTTTGCACACTTAGGATAAACAATGAGTAATAAAAGATCTAATAGAAATAATAAAAAAGTTTTAAAGGCTTTAAAAAATAAAAGGCTACAAGCGCATGCAGGGCAGCATGTAAGAGTAAGGGGAAGATACTCTCCACACAATCCCAACTCAGAGTTACATTCTTTTGAGCCTGAAAGTGGTCAAGATGGGACTGGAATAGATCCTGTAGAAACAGTATCAAGTAATACAACAACTTCATATCCTTCGGGGGAAGGCGGTGGTTCTGTGGAATCTACACAAGATACTATAACTACGTATACTCCGGGAACTTCAGGAAGTCTTCCTACTACTTCAACAACCTTGGGGCCACCTAGGGTTGAAGCAAAACCTGCTGCAAAGTTCGAGATAGATGAAGTAGAGACTGAAGATGTTTCTTTAGAAGGCACTCAGTTAGAGCCTGCTGAACAAATAGGCGCGCAAACAGCAGTGGGTGCATCTACAGTAAAACCCCCACCTACCGTGAAAGGTGCCTTTGCACAATCAGCTAAACAGGGCGTTACACCAACCGCTATTACACCTGCCAAAATAGAAGATGTAGCTCTTGTAGGTGCTGATGCATTAGACCCTACAAC